ATAACGCATCATCACATCACGTAAGTATTGCTCTGCTTTTTGCTTAGGCAGATTACCAACATCGATGTAGAAAATTCTACGTTCAGGAGCACGGGATAATCTATAGATAACCAGCGAATCCTCAATCATTCTAAGTTGATTAAGAGATTTGATGGCTTTATGAAGATACGAGAGAGTTGACCCTTTGTTACGATCTACAAGACCAGATGTGCAGTATGAAACAGAATCTTTTGTCATCTTGATTCCATTACTTGCAGTAGTCTTCATTGGGTTTGCCCCATACCCTGCTTTAGGGTTGTAGATGAAGAATTCTTCAATTTCTGGAAAAACATTGTCCATTGGATTATCATTTCTCAATGGACTTAGAGCATTAATATTTGCCCTCTCATCTTTTTTTTGTTTTCTTACATAACGCATTTTCATTGCGTCAATATAACGAAGTTCCTGAATACCTTCTTCAGGTTTTTTAAAATCGATTATTTTATGATAATAAAGTCTACCGTCAATATACCAATTGCGGTAAATTTCATGCGCTTTTTTATCAAAATCCAATAAATCTAAGATGTACTTAAACTCTTTTCTAATTGTTTTTTTAATACCATCACTAGCATTAAGATTAGAAAGTTCAATCTCTACAGGACTATCATTAGAGTCTGAAACAATTGCTTCATTTACAACATCTTCAATAGCACTATCGCATTCTGGATGTAGTGCCATCTCACGATATCTTTTAATTAAATCATATTCAGTTTTATAAACACCTTCAATATCAACGTAAGAACCAAAAAAACCACTACTCATGTAGTGGTCAACCCCGTCCTCATTGTTAGGAGGAACGGGGGAGACCGCTGACGGTGAGAGTGGTTCAGTATCCTCAATCGAGAATCCAAATAATTTGGACATTATTAAACTCTAAACTGTATCAGTTCTATTTATTACTTCAGAACTTGAGCTGCTAAATCCTTAGGATCACCTGCTTCAAAACTCTGAACTGCAAATTCTACAGTAAATTCTTCAATCGTATCACTTGAATCATAAGAAAGATCGATTGCAGAAACGTTGACAGGGAAGATGTCAACAAACTTATACGTTTTCAGTGCAGCTGCGCTATTTCCAGATTGGTTCTTTGTGCTATTTCTTTCCTTACCACCTCTGCCCAGTTGAGTAACAAAAGCATCAGTCATGTAAGCTCCAGGTGAAGTAGCACCAGTGTTGTTTTCCAACTTGGCAATACCATTCATCCATGCCTCAAAAGCATTTCTAAGTTTGAAGTCTTCATCATTAATAACGGTAACAGACCAGTTATCAATGGTTCTATCTCCAGCAACTTTGAAGATTCTTCCTCTAAATGGAACATCAATAGATGCTACATTTGATGCAGGCATATTTGTTGCCTTGCAAAGGAACTGAAATATGTCATTATCAAGTGTTGCACCAGGTGTTGAACCAGTTGCGGCATCAGGTAAGTTAGGGATTGAAACCTCAAATAAATTGGGGCGGGCACCTCCACCCGCCAGTTTTGATTTAAAATCGTTGATTGTACGTACAGTCGCCATTGTTCTTATTCCTCCGTTGTGTTAATTAATAGCGATATCAAACTCGGCCAGTGACTTCCTGGAAATCAACTCCAGTTCTGGTGGCGACAAATGTAAGGGTAATAAAGTTGATAGACTTAGCAGGCTTCAGGAAGATGTCTGCTCTAAACTCATTGTTATCAATAACATCAGGAGTGTTATTGGTCTCGTCGCAAATAACGAGATAATCAATGAGTCCTCTTTTCGCTTGAACATCACGGAGGAAAGGATCAACAATATTTCTAAAGTTTGCTCTTGTCAAATCATCATTCAGTTCAAATAGTTGAGCCTGTGCTGCTCTCTCAAGTGATTGTTCGATTGTAAGGAACAAACGACGAACGTTAATTCTATCAAATGCAGATGCATATCCAAGAGCGGTCTTATCACCAAAGAGGAATGTTCCAGCACCAGGTGAAGTGATGAAGGAGTTGATTCTCTTAGGATAGAGACGATCTCTTTGTGCCTTGCTTGGGTTGTAAGCAAGTTTGACTGCATTATTCAATACACCGCGCTGTTGACCAGCGGGCGAGAACCATGGGAATGCTTGAACTCCCGTGCGAGCCATCATACCAGCAACGTCTCCATTGCATGGAATATAACGGAATTTGTTATTAAAACGGTCGAAGGTGAACTTATATCCAGAGTCAAATACCGCGTAAGAGGAAGATGACAGAGGACTAAAGTAGTTGATTAGATTACTTGTTTGCTGCTCGGAAGTGAGAAGTCCAGTTCCTGCTGCTGCGACCAAGTTTTGTCTGTGGGGACCAACTGTAGCAACACAATCTTTTCTTGCATTAGCAAGAGAGATGATAAAGTTTGCTTTTGCTTGCGATTGTGCTTCTGTTTCGCAACCAGGACCCATGATGATGAAGTCTGCTTCAACTTCATCCTTATTGGATAAGAGACCGTAAGCAGTAATTAGTTTTCCAAGATCTGCCTTGTAACCATCTCCACCAGTGCTTTCGTAATCATTACCACCCATGATGGTGTAAGTTACGTTACCGATTGCAAGGAATTGTTTGTCCTGTGCAATTGTACCAGATTGGTTGGTTGAAGCAGTATCCGCTGCAAAGGATGCTGCCTTAACTCCAGTATATGCAGTAAATCCAGTTGCTGCTGGTACTGTTCCATGGAAAGTATCAGCTGCTGCCAGAGGATCTTTACCTGCATAGAGATTAGCAGAAAGATCGCGGAGATAATCCTTGAAGTAAATCTTCTGAGGTGCGTTGACATTAGAGATTGCATCGACTGCCTTTGAAAGGTCAATGTGCTTCTCAAGAATGTTACCTTTAATTCCAGTTACATCCCCAAGGTCATCAACAACAGCGATGTGAAGTAGATCGTTATGTCCTTGTCTGTCGTCTACGTAAACCGAAGTTCCAGGTTTTGGTGCAATTGTGCTCCAGAAAACAGTGGAGTTGGTGAGACCTAAAGTTTGCTGGTCATACCAGTCAACTGCAGTTGCAGGAGTTAATCCTGCCAGTCCAGCAGCGTTACCAGTGTTAACACCAACAGAGTTGACAAAGCGAACTGAGTCGGAGGTATCGAACGAGGAGAATCCATCTCCTTCTGCGTAATCGATTCTGGTCTCTTCTCCATCAGAAGAAACTCTAGAAACAATCTTAACATCGATTGTACTAGTTGTTCCACTAGCAGCAGTAGAAACACCTGTGATGATTCCCTTTACATATCCAGTAAAGACTGATGTTGAACCAGATCCTGGAAGAACTCCAGTAATTGCTGCGGTAATACCTGCACCAATCGATGCACCAGCAGCACTAAGGTTTGTCGTGGTAATACCAATGATTTGATCTGCAAAATCATCGATGTAGCAAACCTTCAGGTTATTTGCCCAAGAACCAGGGTTCTTAGCAGCAAAAACAAAATCGGTTGCTGTTGAATAATTGTTGAGATAATCGTCGTAATTTTTAATTTTTAATGTAGTAGTTGATGCAATACCAACGCCTGCATTAGCATTTTTGAGGTCGTCGTCATCTGCTCTGACAACCTTCATAACTCCCCCATAAGAGAGATAAGAAGATGCACTCATCCAATATTCATATTGTGCGTCTTCTTCTTTTGGTTCGCCAAATACATTAATGAGATCTTGCTCATTAGTAATATTTGTTACTTCTTCTACAGGTCCAATTTCAAATGGTCCGCAAATGGCACCAATATTATCTAATACATTATCAGCTCTTCCTACTGTTAGGTCAACCTCCCTTACCAGTACTCCAGGAGATAATTGAGGAGTCGCCATGTTTTGTTCTCCGTGGTCTCATGTTACTGAAAATATTTATTAAAACCTAGGTTTTCACAGGGGAAACACGACGCGAACTACCAATCTGGATACTCCCATATATTATTACATTTTTTATTATCCAATATTCTTCTTATAGTGCATTCTTTACATTCGTATGAATATGAGGATGCAACTGCACCTCTATCTTTTCGCGTTCTGTAAAAATCTTCTACTAAATTTTTCATTTCTCCACAAGATCTGCATTTTCTATCTTGTAAAAGTAGATGTCCTAATTTTATCTGTCCATCTAAATCCATTATCTATATTCCCACATATAAGCTCTGTCACCATATTCATCTGCCTTAAACCATCTATCGCCTTGATCATCAGTAAAACTAGAATCATCTAATCCATCATCCATAAAACCAAACGGTGCCATATCCTGTTCGATTTGATTTTTCTGTTCTTCATATAATCTTTTACGAACATCTTGATCAGTCAGTTCTTTAAAATAGTCCATCTGAACCAACCAAGCATAAATGACAAGGCACATTGCCAAGTCATCATTACACCCTTCTTCCGCCTCAAAAGAATTATGTTTTGAAATAAAGGTAGTTAATTCTGAAATAATTTCATAGTCATTAAAAATAAGTTTATTTTCTTCAATCAAAGTTTTTAGATTGAGAGATCCAACTTTTTTAACAGTTTTAGACATCTTGACACCAAGTTGTGTCTTTTTACCAGAAAATCCTTGTCCAACAATTTGTCCTGCTCTACCTCTCATGGAGCACATTAACAAATTCTGATACTCCAGATCATATTGAAGAATAGAGGCAACTTGATCTCCAATATCATTTACTTCGCATAAAATAAATGCACTATTATAACTCTTTGCTACCTCATAGATTATATTTGGAAACAACATTGGTTTAATATCATTGTTCCTATACTTGGCAATAATTTTATGTGGAAACTCAGTAATATCAACTACAACAAATGCAGAGTAGTCTTCTCCAACCCCTCTTGCAACGTCAACTGTCATCACATAGTCATGATTTTCTTTTGATGGTTCATAAACATCTAATCCAGCATTTCTTTGAATTGGATTATCATACACTAAAGTTCTTAATTTACTAGGTGCGATTAAAGTATCAACAGATCCAAGGAATTCGCATTCAAACTCAACTTTAAATTGCTGCTCTGAAGTATTGGCAATAGTTTGTTCCTTCCAGACTTCATCCCTACCAGGAACTTCTGACCAGTGAACATCTGTTGGAATATATTCATTCTTTCCTCTTTCCGCATCATGCCACATTCGGTAGAAATGATTCATACCATGTGGAGTGGATACAATGATTACCTTGGTGTTTTTACCAGAAGTAATAGTAGGATAAACAGATGCAAAGAAGGAGTCTGCAACATGGTTTGGAACGAAGGCGAATTCGTCGAGGAAGAGAATGTTAAACGACATGCCTCGGACAGCACTTGCAGACGTAGAAGCTGCCAGTATCTTACT